TATGAGATGATTTACGTCACTCTCCCCCACACGAAGATCTATTATGAATTTTGTTTGCCTCTCTTGGCATAAACGAAGTGTTTTTTGACGTTGTCAAATGTCTCAAGTTTACGCATGTAATTTATGAGATGATTTACGTCACTCTCCACTTCATCAATAGAACATTTATACATGTTCGCACATGCTTGTACAGCTGTGTGGTAATTGTACCATTTACCTGGACGAATTGGCCACTGTTTTTGTTTAATTAAATCTAAATTGTCATCTAATGCACCTAGCATGCAACTATAACTCATAGCTCGCATTTCAATGTTATTGCTGTTTACATCAGACACTCCATTCAAAACTTCGAATCGCCTACACAACCTGACGAAATCGGGTGAACATTCCAAAGTATTGTTCATATTGACATAAATCAACATGCGCAAAAAACTACCCTGCAATTTATTAAGCACAGCTTTGGATTGCATGTTAAAATGACGAGCACTTTGTGTTTCTATTGACTCCTTTGTCAAAGTGTTGGACTTACACACTATAATATTATCATCTCCCAATACATACATCACGTAAATTGAAGGCAAATGCAATTTGACTAATCTTTTCTTAACTAATAAATTGATGATAGCATTCCCCAAAGAAGTTGTAGCTTGCCCAGTGTGTCTACTGGCATCGCCAACAAATCTGATATAAGCGCCTTTTGCTCTCCAGTTAAAATGTACGGTGTGCCACATATCTACTACATGGGAATTACCTCCTAAAATTTTGTATATTTCCATCTCCGTTTTGATACAGGTGTGATCTGTTTGCCTGTCTTGTTTGGCTAAATCATCTTCTGCAAATTGGACATCATTGTCAATTATAGTGATTTTATTTAAATGGGCACTTATTTGTTGAGGTGTCCAACCATCTACGTAATGCACTTTGTCTATCAAGCATCTCTTTAAATTTTCTTTGATGTCTTTGAAAAAGCTGGCGAAGATGCAAGTGATGCCTTTTCGTTGCCAAACGATTTGGCGCACCCTTTGTTCATCGATGGTTTCGGGCATTTTAATGTCACTATCCAGAGTTAATAAACTTGTCAATTCTTTCGAGACATCTTTCATACGGCTCTCTAGTTTATTGTGAATCTTTACTTGGTCCATGCCTGAAAATTCCAAACCATCACTAAATATGTCGTGCAATTCTTTTGATATGTTTACAGAATCTGGTCTTTCTAACAACCAATTTTTAATACTTTCTGCATTCAAAGAAACCGCGGGTAATGCTGCTACTGCTCCTTTTTTGAAATAAACTTCAGCAAAATCTTTGGCGTCTTGGTATGGATCATGTTCCACTTGTCTGAGTGTTAATTTATTACCAAACAAATCTAAAGCGGCCGTTGCATCTGCAAGGTATCTCTTGATGTAATTTGGTTGAGCATGAGTTGGGTATTTGGTCATGTAGGTTTTTGTCACGTCTGTTAAACCACCA